CCTCTAGTGGAGTGTCTCTATATTACTTTTCTTGATGCTATTGACGTATATACTATCTGTGCTTGTGTTTTTACTTCATACGCTGCAGTATATCGTTCCTTGCCACTGCTTCATACTTGTTCAGTTCTTTTTTTTGTAATGCTACGGCGACCCCCGAGATCTACACTCTTTCCCTACACGACGCTCTTCCGATCTTTTTCATGAGCTTGTACATGCAATTAAATTCACAATGGGAGAAACAAGCCACGATGAAAAAGAAGTTGAAGGATTCGGAAACCTCCTCTGTCAGTGGTACAGAACAAAGGTATAACGACAATGAATGGACAGCAGCTAGATTTAGAAGCTTTGTTGTTTCTGCTTTAAGAACAGCTACACGTAGATGGCCTCCTAAGTTCAAAGCTTTGAAGGCAGCCTACATCGGTAGGAAGGTTAACAAGAAGACAAACAAGATGGCAATGCATTACTCTTGTGCTCATTGCTCAAGACACTTCATTGCTTCTGATGTACAAGTTGACCACATCTTCCCTGTTGTTGACCCAAAGAAAGGCTTTGTTGATTGGGAAACATACATAGGTAGAATGTTCTGTGAGAAAGAAAACTTACAGGTGCTGTGCAAACCATGTCATTCAAACAAGACAGCTTTAGAGAAAGAAGAGAGGAAAGAATATGGGAAGACCAAGGAAAAACCCCTTGCCAGAACACGTAGACCCAAGCAGCAATGAGCAATGGTATCTATACCTTGTTAACTATTGGGTTCCGTTTCCTAGCAGTGAATATGGTGGCTTGCAATGTATCCTAGCACGTACCAAAGAAGAGGCAATTGAAGTTATTAAAGAAGCAGCAGGAGACTTTATGTTTGGCTCTTTCAAAGATGCTGCTGAACGCATTGAGATGAGAGTTACTAAAGCAGCAGTGTTCCCTGTCATTGGTGTTTATGATGAACCCCATGTTGTAAGGAGTTTTGAAACATGAAGATTGAAGTTACAAACTTTCGTGAGAATGAAGATGGCTCAGCCGATTGCTTCTTTGAGACAGATAAAGAAGGCAAGGAAGCTCTCCTTCGATATGGCTTGATAGCTCTGCTTAAAGAAGCCATTGCACAAGGGGCTACATTGGCAGTGCCAGAAGAGGCTGCTGATGGGAGTTAGGCTTGTATGGGCAACACCTAATGGTGAAGCTCTCATTGCAGAGATGGCTCGTGTGTCAAATCCAGACAACAAGAACAACACAGCCACAGCTCCTAAGCTTATTAAATACTTGATAGATAATAAGCACTGGAGTCCCTTTGAGATGGTCAATGTTTGTATGGAAATTGTTACAACACGTGACATTGCTAGACAGATATTGAGACACAGAAGTTTTAGCTTTCAAGAATTCAGTCAGCGGTATGCCATTGCCAATACATTCATTTCATCAGAGGCTCGCCTTCAAGATGAGAAGAATAGGCAAAACAGTCTTGAGACAACTGACGTTGCTCTTCAAGGGTGGTGGACAGACATCCAAGACCGAATGATTCGTGAGTCCACTCTTTTGTATCAGCTTGCCTTAGACAGGGGCATTGCAAAAGAGACAGCACGTAAGGTGCTGCCAGAAGGACTAACAGAAAGCACCATGTACATGAATGGAACCTTGCGTAGCTGGCTTCATTACATTGACATTCGTTGTGACAAAGCAACACAGAAAGAACATCGCCTCATTGCTGAGCAGTGTCGTGATATTATCAAGCAACTCTTTCCAAGCATTAAGGAATAATATGGACAACGATAAAACACGCTACATGTTTCATGTGGAACAAAAGGGATACAATGACGACTCTTGTAATTACCCTGATATTATATTGACACAATACGCCACCTTTGATAGTGAAGCACGATGGCCTGATGCAATGCGAGCCTTTGCTCGTTTCTTGAGTAATGTCTATGGCTATGATGTTGAAGCAGAGTTTAATAAAACTTATGTAGACCCACTCACTAAGTGGAAAGATAAAGAAGAATGAGACACTTAGTTATTCCTGACACACAATGTAAACCCGGAGTTTCTCTTGAGCATCTGGAATGGGTTGGCAAGTATGCAGCAGAGAAGAAACCAGATGTCATCATCCACCTTGGCGATCATTGGGATATGCCAAGCCTTTCAATTTACGATGTAGGGAAGAAAAGCTTTGAAGGTAGAACATATCAAGCGGATATTGAAGCAGGGCGTGCTGGAATGGAACTTCTTCTGTCTCCGATTAAAGCTGAACAACAGCGTCTTAAAAGAAATAAAGAGAAACAGTGGAACCCACGCCTTGTTTTTCTACTTGGAAACCATGAAGAACGTATTCAAAGAGCTATCGAGAGCGATAGAAAACTGGATGGCCTCATTGGTTATCATGACCTTAACCTCGCTTCTTATGGTTGGGAGTGTTATGATTTTCTTCAGCCTGTTATTCTGGACGGCATTGCTTACTGTCATTACTTTACCTCTGGCGTTATGGGAAGGCCTGTCAGCTCGCCTTCGTTGATGCTGGCTAAAAAGCACATGAGCTGTGTCATGGGACATGTGCAGGATAGGGGCATTGCCTATGCTCGTAGGGCTGATGGTAAGCGCATGACAGGCTTGTTTGCTGGCATCTGCTACCAACACGATGAGAAATATCTAACCCCTCAAACCAACGGCTCTTGGTCTGGTGTGTGGATGTTTAATGAGGTGGTAGAAGGAAGCTTTGATGAGCTGCCTGTTAGTCTCAATTACTTGCGTGAGACTTACGCATGAGCCTCACGTTGTACGACATTGCAGACTTGCTAAGACGTGAGGATTGTGTTACAATATTAGAACTGTTGGACATAAGTAGTGATGACCTTGTTGACAGGTTTATGGATGTGATAGAAGATAAAGCTGATAAAATAGAAAAGGAACTTGAATGAAGAACTATATGGGAAGTTACGAGCAATACATTGCAAAGAGTCGGTATGCTCGTTACTTGGATGATGAACAACGACGAGAGAATTGGGACGAGACAGTGGCTCGTTACTTAAACTTTATGTCAAACCATTTGGAGAAAGAGCATAGCTTTACGCTGGATGGTAAGTTGTATAAAGAGCTGTATGATGCCATCTACAACATGGAAGTTATGCCTTCTATGCGTAGTGTGATGACTGCTGGAAAGGCCTTGGAACGTGATAACACTGCTGGTTATAATTGCTCTTATCTTCCTGTGGATGACCCTAAGTCCTTCGATGAGGCTATGTATATTCTTCTGTGTGGTACTGGTGTGGGTTTTTCTGTTGAACGTCAGTTTATACAAAAGCTTCCTGAGATTCCAGAACAGCTCTTCAATAGTGATACCACTATCGTAGTTGCAGACAGCAAAGAAGGATGGGCTAAAGCTCTGCGTCAATGCATTGCTTTGCTCTACTCAGGTGAGATTCCTAAGTTCGATGTATCTAAGGTGAGGCCTGCTGGTGCTCGTCTGAAGGTGTTTGGTGGACGAGCTAGTGGCCCTGAGCCTTTGAAGGAATTGTTTGCTTTTGTAATTAACATCTTCAAGAATGCTAAGGGACGTAAGCTCAACAGCCTTGAGTGCCATGACATTATGTGTAAGGTTGGTGAGGTTGTGGTGGTTGGAGGTGTTCGTCGTAGTGCTATGATTAGCCTTTCCAACTTGTCTGATGATCGTATGCGCCATGCTAAGAGTGGTGCTTGGTGGGAGAAAGATGGACAACGTGCATTGGCTAACAACAGTGCTTGCTACACAGAGCGTCCTGACATGGGCATCTTCATGCAGGAATGGACTAGCCTATATGAGAGCAAGAGTGGTGAGCGAGGTGTCTTCAATCGTGAAGCAGCTAAGAACATCGTAAAGAAGAATGGACGACGAAACCCAGACTTTGACTTTGGTACAAACCCATGCTCTGAGATTATTCTTCGACCATATCAGTTCTGTAACTTGTCAGAAATTGTTGTGCGTTCTGATGACACCGTTGATAGCTTGAAACGTAAGGCACGTTTAGCCACAATCTTAGGTACATTCCAGAGCACATTGACACACTTCCCATACCTACGTAAGGTGTGGCAGAAAAACACAGAAGAAGAGCGTCTGTTGGGTGTATCCATGACAGGCATTATGGACAACCCTCGACTCAATAACCCCAATGATATGGGTGTTGGAGTTCTTTTGGAGCAAATCAAGAATGTCTGCATCGCAACCAACCAGCTTCTGGCAGAACAGCTTGGCATTCCTCAATCTGCTGCTATCACTTGCGTTAAACCTTCTGGTACTGTTAGTCAGCTTACCGATAGTGCTTCTGGTATTCACGCTCGTCATGCTGCTTACTATTATCGTAGAGTACGTGCGGATATTAAAGACCCTCTTACGCAACATCTAGTTGCATCAGGAGTTCAAGCAGAGCCTTGTGTCATGAAACCTGACCAAACGATGGTGTTCACTTTCCCCAAGAAAGCACCAGAGGGAGCCTTGCTTCGTGATGGCCTGACAGCCATTGAGCACTTGCGTTTGTGGCTTGTATTCCAGCGTCACTGGTGTGAGCATAAGCCCTCTGTCACCATCTCTGTTAAGGAACATGAGTGGATGGAAGTTGGAGCTTTTGTATGGGAGCACTTCGATGAGATGAGTGGTGTGTCTTTCTTGCCCTATGATGGTGGCTCGTATCGACAAGCCCCATATGAAGATTGCACGAAAGAGCAATACGAAGCTTTGATGGCTATCACCCCTCAAGACATTGATTGGGATAGCTTGATTGAAGTGGAAGACAATGTTGAAGGTACACAGATGCTTGCATGTGTGGCTGGTGTTTGTGAAATCTAAGGAGAATCTATGAGCTTTGTATTTAAGTTTCGTCAGGGCATTGGGTTGGACATTGAGTACAATGAGGACATCTGCCACATTGTTACCAATGGAGAAGATGAACAGGTAGTAGCTTTCTGTGGTGTACTTCTTAAGCTTCCATTCCTAACAATCTACATCGGTGACTTCTTTGATCTAGAAGACACTGAACAAGTGAAGTAACAAAAAAGGGGACTATTAAGTCCCCTTTCTTTTTGGTAACTAGGAAGTTACTTCAATGGCACTTGGCCTTGCAAGCCTTTGCTAATTAGATATTCATTATAGAAGTCTGTTGCAAACTTGGGGTTTGTTTTATAAAGCTCACCAGTGAGTTGCTTAGCAGCAGCACTTCGGCTCTTCTCTAGAATGGTCTTAACATACATCTCTTGTTGAAAGCCATCAAGTTTGCCCCATTGTGGACTGTTCATTGTCTTCTCTATACCAGCAGCAAAGTATCCACCAGCAAGTTGTCCATATCGTGACAGTTGTTCTGCTGAAAGTTCCACTCTACCAACCTTCTTGCCAATACCTTTAATGTCTACATCCACTTCATTCAAACGCTTCTGAAGTTCTGTTGGTGTAAACACTTTAACACCAGCAAGCACCTCACTCACGCTTGTCTTGATTGGTTGCCCCATGTTGTCATAACGTACAGGAAGTGTTTCACGTAGGCCGGGAATACGTCCTTTAAGTTTGTCAGTAAAGCCAACTACTTGTCGTTCATATGGGTCAAAGCCTCGTGCAACAGCAGCCACACCAGCAGGAATTGCTGTTGTTGAATAGGCCTCTACGAATGCATTACCATAACGCTCTGGATGTAATACAGCAGCAGCCACCTTAGCAATCCCTTCAACAAAGGACTTGTTCAAGATGTTGTCAGCTACGCTTTGTGCAGCAGCAGTGCCAAAATGATCTAGTATCTGAAGCTCTGTTTTCTTATTCCATTTTGGGTCTCTCTTGTATTCGTTGTATGTCTGATGCATATCAGCAACAATACCAAACAAGCTAGACAGAGGCTCAATACGAGCATAGCTATACCAAGAGTCTCCAATCTTCACAGAGTATTTAGGTAAGTCCCCTTTGGGGTTACTACCTGTAATGGTTCCTTGTTCCACCAATGAATTAACATACATGGTTGCAGCCATGCCTAACATTTGCTTAGCAAGAAGACGTTCTCTTTGTACAGGCTGAGCCAATGCCCAATCAAACTTCCCTGTTCCTTTGCCTACTAATGGGTCAATGATTTCCTTACGTGCCAATGCTCCAATTCCGGGCATGTATGCTGCACCTTCTTTAAGAATGTTATAAGGAGTCTTAACAAAGGGAATAATCAAAGCACCAGTAAGGGGATTCTTAGCACGAATCTCTTGTACCACCTTGGCAATACCACCAATGTTTTCTTGAAACACTTTCTCTTTGGCAAAGTTAGCAATCTCTGTTGTTCCTTTGAGGCCAAAAGTTTCACGCATAAGGTTGTCCCAATTCTCTGGGTTCATACGTTGCTCTGTTGCCTTGGCATAAGCTTCTTCTTTAGACACACCAAGCTTCTCAGCTAATATCTCAGCATCCCTGTATGCCTTAGCATTGAACTCCATCCTACGCAAAGTGGCTTTCCAGAACTCATCAATAGCCACACCAGCCTTAGAACCAACACGAAGCACCTTGCCTATTGTTCCGGGGATGGCTTGTGTTGCTTGGTCATACAACACTTCCTTAAGAGCATCAGCCTTAACATCATCAAAGCCATACTTAACCTGAGCATCCCTAAACTCTTTGGCTGTCATGTTGAAAGCCGTGGGGTTAAACTTCAAGTCTAAGGGCTTGCCTGTCACCCATCCAGCCTTAGCAAAGTCTAAGCCTTCTCCAAAGCCTTGAAGAATTCCTTTAAGCATAACAAGGCCTTCACCGCTTTTACGTTGGTCAGCAGAGGATGCTGTCACTTTACCAACAAGAGCTTCAATCTCTCGCAACATAGGAGAGAACAACACCTGTCCAGCACCAGACATGGTGTTAGTTGAGATGTTTGTTGGGGCAGTGAGGTAGCCATTGATTACAAACTCAGCAGCCATTGCTCGTATCTTCTTGACGCTTCCACCTTCTTTGATGATGCGCCCTGTCATCTCAGTCTTCAAAGCATCAGCTTCTGCTTGTGTCAGTTGTCCACTCTTTAAAATCTCATCAACTGTCTTATGCATGTCAGCCATCTCAAGGATGTTCAACGTGCATTTAGGGTCAAATTTACCAGCCATAGTTTTCCTTATTGACAATCAACACCGGGTTGAAAGAGTCCCTTCACTTCCTTACCAGCTTCAAACTCAGACTTAGCCAGCTTGAAAGCATTGAGGGTGTCAGAAGCTTTTGTTCGTTGTCCTTGATAGATACCAAGAATACCAATTGGTAGTTGGCTTCTGTATGTCAGGTTGTTCAGAGCACTCTCTGTCAGTTCACCAGCATCACGCAAGCGATTAATCTCAGCGAGGTTGTTAGACAGCGTGGCTCGTGCTTCTTCATAGACAGGACGAAAGGCTTCAACTTCAGCTCTGTTCCAGCTCTTGTCGATGTTAGGGAAGTTCCCCTTCTCATCTTGCTTGAACACCCAATCTTCTACTGAGCCTTCTTCTCGTTGCATTCTGGCAGCAGCTTTCTCACCAGCTTTCATGGTTCCTTCAAGGCTTCCACCAAACTCACCACGCCCACGCAGTTGTCTGCCTTTAGCACCAAGGACACCAATGGCTTTGGAGAACAAACTGTTCCACTGCTCATTAGCTGATGGAGGTTCTACGTTAGCTCCACGTGTTTGACCACCTGTGAGCAGCTTCTCTGCGTTTGTAGGGAATGGAACACTCTCAGCAAACACCAGCTCTCTTGGAGTGGCAGCAGCACCACCACTCTGGAAGCCTCTAGAAGGGGCAGCAGGAGCTCCAAAAATCTGTCTCACTTCACTCTCAGACAAGACATTACCACGCTGCTGTAGCAGGGGAATACTCATTTTAGTAAACTGTTCTTCTGTTGAAGCACCTAGAACATCCATAGCTTTCTTGATATATCTAGGGTCTGTCAATGCAGAGACAGGAAGATGTCCAAGCACGTTACCACCCATCTCTGGAAGTCTTCCTTGTGGTGTTACACGCAAAGAAGGCTCAGCAGGGGCAGTAGGAAGCAGAGGAAGAGAAGCTTGTTGAACAGCAGGAGCTGGCTGCTGTGTGCGTACAGGCTGTGGGGCTGCGGGTGGTTGTGCCTCTTGAATACGTGTAGGCTGTGGAGCTGCTTGAACAACAGGAGCTGGAGCAGGAGCTGCTGGTGCTTGTTGCACACGTGGTGCAAGCTGCTCTGGGGGAGTTGTACGCACCTTTGTTTCAACCTGTATGGGAAACTCTCTAGGAGCAGGAGCTACCATTCCCTTAAGACGTTCAACCTCAGCCTTCTTGGTTTCAATTTGTCGAATCAAATATTGTTGTGCTGTTCCTTGTTTAGTAGCTTCAACAATTTGTTGTTTGATGACAGGCACTTCACTAGGAGCTGCGTTCTTAAATAAAGCAGCCACTTGTTTAGCAGGAGCTTCTGGTGTTGGAGCAACAAGGCCAAACTTCGCAGGAAGATTTTCCCCTTCTGGAGCTTTGAACAGAGCAGCTACTTGTTTTTCTGTTGGTACTTTGGTTGGTTCTTTCAAACCAATTAAGTCTGCAACATCTTTCTCTGGCTGTTGTTGTTGCACCTTAGCAAGGTCTGCTTCATGCTTAGCAATCTCAGCTTCTGTCTTAGCAATACGGTCTTCAACAAGTTTAATCTGTACAGGGTCTGCCTTGAATTCAGGGACAGGAACACCTTGAGCTTCTGCCTTACGCATGTAAGCAGGAACAGTGTAATCAACAGGAGCCTGTGTAGCTGTAACAGGTTGTGCTTCTCTGCTAGGAGGAACATCAATAGCTTTAGCCACATCATCAATGGCAGCGGCTGTAGCATCTTCTCCTGCTGCTTTGATGGCTTTCTTCTCAAGGAAGTTGATAACTCCTTGGCTAGCCTTACCAATACCAGCACCAAAGACAGTGCCAACAGCAGTGCCTTTGACAGTGTTCATCAAACGGCTTTCTTCCTCTGTAAGCACAGGCTCTAAGAAGCCACCAAGTGCTCCTTGTGCAGCACCCTGCTTAGCCATAGTGCCAACCAGAGTTGCAGCTTTCAAGCCTTTAAGAGCGAATGCTGGAAGAGTTACAGGGTCAGCAATAGCTCCAGCAAACTCACCAGCAAGACCAGCTTTTGGAGCATTAGCAGAAGCAATGTCTGCTGCTGTACGTTCTGCTAAGGCTCGTTCTTTATTAAGACCACCCATGAGGTCTGCAATACCTTTGATGCTACTACCACCAGCATTAATGAGACGTTGCATGGAACCAGTGAAGGCTGTCTCTCCCATCAAGTGAGAGATGATTTGGTCATCTCTGTAGCCATCTTGTCTGGCTCCTGTGATATTAAATCCCTTACGTCTTGCCAGTTCATCAGCAATTTGTGCAGGAGTATATCCATCTTGTAAAGCTCCAACTAAGTCAAAGCGACTAGACGGTTCTACACCAGAGGCTCCAAAGGAGCCCATTACTTGTTCTTCTGGATTTAAAGATGTTGCCATTAATATGCGCTCAAAGGTTTCTGAGGGGTTTTATTAGGCTGTGTTTGTGGCGGAGTTGGTTGTGTTTGTACTGGCGCAGCACCAATGCCTTGCTCTTTGGCTGCTTGATTAACATTGTCATAAATGTTACCATCCTTGCCACGCACTTTGCCTGTCTTAGGATTGATAGCACCAACATACATCTTAACAGGAGGAGCACCCGGAAACTCAGCAGGAACTTGCACAGAAGCTGGCTGTGAGAAGTTCTCTTGGTTTGCTTTCTCACGAGCAATTTGAAGCTGAGAAGCTCCTTGTGCCTCTAGTGCCTTCCAATGATTTGCTTGAGCTTCATAGTGCTGACGTTTCATATTAATCTCAGCTTGTACATTTGCAAGCTTTGTATTAATATCAACAATCTTTCCCTTAGCAACTGCAATCTCTTGAGCAGACAAAGGCTCATTTGTTGCTGGATTAACACCTGTCCTTACAGCTTGTTCATAGAAGTTTTTATTACCAACATCACCTCTCATGGCTTCTTCTAAGCCTATCACTTCTAAGCCAGCTTTCTTCAATGTAAGGGGATAGAGCTTTGCTTCTTGTTCAAACTTAGCTTTTCTCTGTGTAAATTCTTCAGCAGCACGAGCCTCTCCTGTAACAGCACGTCCTTCAGCAGCTTGAGCACGAGCCTCTTGGCTTGCTGCCAAAGACATCACCTGTTCATCACGCTTAGCAGCACGTGCTCTTTCTGTAGCAGCCATAGCATCTTGTGTCAATCCACGAGCAGCCAAGCCCTTAGCAAGGTTAGCATACATCTCAGCATCTGTACCGCCCATCTTGGTGGCTTCTGCCATTGCTTCGTTCACTCCTTGAATACGAATTTCATTAGGAGCTTTACCACCAAACAAGCGTCCACCAGCATAGCCCAATCCAGCACCAGCATCACGTCCCATTGCTGCCACTTGTTGAAGCAAGCTAAGCTGGTTCATTTGACCCGGAGAGGTCATCATACCCTCAAGGTATTGCTGTTGTGTTTGCTCTGCTGTTGGTAGGTTAAAGAGACTTCCAACTGTATCTGTTGCCATCATTGACTCCCGAATGAATAGTTGCCACGCATTGTAGGTGTGGTTGGAGTGCCATAACTCCAATAGTCTGAGAACATTGGGTTTGTAAACATACCACTAAATGGGTTTGTAACTTTACTAAAGTCCATACCACCAATAGTTTTACCAGCACTTTGAAGAGCACCCGCTGCTCCTAAACCACCAGCAAGGTTGTATTGTGCAGCATTGGTACTGGCATCAAGCATTGCTTTAGAGCCAGCCATACCACCACCTAACAAAGCACTGGCTTGTTGTCCTTGAGAGATGGCAGCCTTATTACCAATATCAGCACCCATTGTCAGAGGTGTCATACCAAGTTGCTCAACACCAGCACCAGCAGTGAACAAACCAGTTCCACGAGCAATTAGTTTGTCAATGAGGTTTTGTCCATATGTAGTGCTCTCATTTGCAATTTGAGCATTAGCAAGTTCTCGTGCTCGCATACGTGCAAACTCATCTGGATTCAACATACCAGACACATCACCAGCACCACCGTAGCCAGCAGAAACACCAAGACCAATACGGCCTGTGCGTAAGCCAGCTTCACGTGCAGCAATGTCTTCCTGTGTACGTTGAGGGGCAAGCAAGCCCATTTGCTGTTGGTAATACTGACGAGCCATTTGCTCTGCATCACCAATGTTCCCCATTGTTTGTTCAGCTTGCCCATAGAGGGTGTCTCTAAAGGAAGCTAAACGTGGATCAATTTCATAACCAGCAGTTCCCTTTTCTGTATCAAAGAAGCCTCTACCAAAGCCAGAGGTGATGCTGTACGGTTTAAACTTAGCAGCTTCAGCAGCAATACGTGCAGCTTCTAAGTTGGCTGCATTAGCTTCTCGCCCTGCTTGTAGCTGAGCATTAGCAGCACTACTAGCAGCCTTGCTTGCTTGCATGCCCCCTAGAAGACCAAGGCCTCCACCAATAATAGCACCCATAGGGCCAAAGCCAGCTCCTGATGCTGCTCCTGACAATGCGTCAAATAATCCCATATTGTTTCCTTTTACGCTGTGCGTTTCCACATATAAACTGTGATGTATGGCTGATAGTTTGCATTAGTACCAGACGAGCCTGTTGAAGCATTGGTTGTTGCTACCGTGATACCAGTTGTAACTGTTGTTGTAGCAACACTACTACCTGTTGTAACAAATTCAATGTTTGGGTCACCACCTATGTTAGCAGTTGAGTCACGACCACCAACAGCATGTGAGTGTCCTGCATCTGTAACAGTTGATGTGGCTGTGTGTGTATGGCTTACAACAATAGCATCTGCACTTCCACCAGTTTCTTCTGCTGTGTCAAACAAAGAGTTGCTTGCATTAAAGCCCACCATGACACGTCCAGCACCAAAGGCTGTCCATGTACCAAAGCCCAAGAGAGTGCCGGGATTTACAGCACTGGTGGCATTGGTGTAAATAGAACCAACTGGATAGAGCAAAGCAATAGCTGCTTGAACAAAGGCTGTTGAAGCTGCTTGTGTTGTATTTGTACCAGCAGAAGCTGTAGGAACTGTAGGAGTTCCTGTAAACTCAGGGCTTGCTAAGTTTGCTTTTGTTGCAATGGCTGTTGCAATGGCATCAAACTCATCATCAAGCTCTGTTCCTTTGATACGCTTTAATGGGTCACCAGTTGTTAAACTGTCTTTTGTATCGTAAGCTGTTAGCTTTGTATAGTTACTCATATTAGTACATTCTTCCTTGCTTAATAAATATGTCCATCTTTTGTACGCTTAGAGGAGCACCAGATACTTCAGCCTCAAAGCCCATTTGAACAATCTTACCTTGACCACCAACAGAAACATAAGCATCATCAATAACAATACCTGATGAATACTCTCCTATGTTATATTCAGCTATATTATATTCTGAATAGGTTCCTGTATCCATAATAACTGGATAGCTACTATATTGATTTGAATAATCAAAACCAAGCTTAGCAACAAAGCGTTGACCACCACCTCCAATTAACACAAAGCCAAGCTTCTTAGCCACTTTGTTAACAGTGGGTTGTCCAAAGTCAAAGTAGTTGGTATAATATGTAAAGACATATTTAGCACCGTTGTCTTGATACCCATAATACTCACCAATCCCTGCTGGCTTTCCTATGTATAAAGAACCATCCCTATTTGCAGAGAGGGCATAGGCAGCATAGTTGTTCCATGAGGTGACACGAGAAGCACCATCTGGAAGAGCTTGTTTTAAATCAAAGCAATAGACAATAGGAGAAGCTGTTGAAGGAAAGCTTAATAAGTAGAAGCCATACTTTTCTGAATAACAACTCTTAATGAGCTTGGCTTCTGTGCTGGCAATGACATCAAACAAGTCATCTCGTATGTTCTTAGAGATGTCACGCATTGGCATGCTCTTCTCTTGAATGGTACGACCAAGGCTACGTACACCAGAAGCACTTAAGAATAACAAGTCATTACCTGTCTTCTGTACACTGTCTCTAGCAATGCAGCCAATGCCGGGGATGACATCAGAGATGGTCATTGCTGTAGCTGGTGTCTCAGCACCATTCAGAATGACAATGTTTTGTTTACAGAAAACAATTAAGAAACCATTGTGTGCAGCAAGTGCTACAATTTCATCTGTGTTATTGGGAAGTTTAGAAGCTATGTTAATACTACCAGAGGTACGAGAACCGCCAGTGTTAAATGTAGGAAAATGATCATCAGCAATGTCTGTAGACCAAAATACCGTAGTAGGATATGCTGAGCTTCCTGCCACCCAGAAGCGTCCATAAGCAGCCAAGCAAGTACTAGGAGCATTGCTTGTACCTGTGCCAAAAATTGGAGCAGTGAAGTCTACTCCTGCATGTCCTGAATGTCCTACAAGAGTTGAACAAACAGCATTACCACTTTCACGTGTGAACAATACAGGAAGGTTGCTCTTTTGCACCATTAAACAATGGTCTTTCAAAGAAGCCATCTGCCAATGGTTGTCTGTGATGGTCATGCTTGGTGTCATGTCTGTTAATGTAGCACCAATGCCACCACGCCAAATCTTATTATTACCAGCACTTATATAATCAAATGTACCATCAGCATTCAAGTATTCAAAGATGCTATAGATATTTGCACCATTAAGACCAGAAGTTGTTGTGGTTTTCTGAACCCATCCCTTACGTGCTCCCAAACGTCCATATTTATCAATGACACAATTGGAAGCTACAAGTGCAAAACCATCTGACAACACTGCTCCACTCTCTTGGGTGTTAAGCCCATAGAAGCCGGGAGCAGCAACAGCAGCACTAGAAAGTTGTTTCATACTGGATACCAGAGAGTGTCTTCAGGACGGCGAGCAGCATCAAGGGCAATCTCATCAGCCAAGCTAGAACGACCAGCAGCATAGGCATTCATGCTAGATGCACCACCATCCTCACCACGTTCTTCAATGGCCTTAGCTGTGGCTAGGAGCACCACAGGACGAGAAGGAACAAGGATGTCATCTCCATCGCCTGTCATGTTTTGATTACGCAAGATGACATTCAAGCGAATTGTGTACACACCATCAGGAATGGGGTAGATATCAACTTGTGTGTCCCCATCATTGGCAACACCATTGAAGTTGTAATACTGAGGAGAGCCTGTAACAGGGCCTTGATTCAAGAAAGCATTATCAAACCAAGCACCATCACGATAGCTCATGAACTGATTCTGTGTGTCGTTGATAACATCCAACAATGTGAAGTTGTTTTGACTACTGTTCAGCTCATAGTTGAAGATGTTAGCTGCTGTTGTCAATGTCAATGTAGTTCTCAGAGCAGACCAGCTCCAAGCATTCTCCACCTCATTGGTTGCATCATTAACAAAGTCACCAATAAGCTTGCTATAGGAGCTTTCAGACACAGAGGACACTTCTCGCTCCCTGAGTCTTCGTAGTACACTATTGACAGCTTCTAAATATGTCATACTATTTCCTTATATGTTTCTATTATAACATAGTTTGTTATATTTGTCAAGCTACCACTTGACTTTATCAGCCCAATAAGCAGCAGACATTTTACCTTTGGCTATGTTACTGGCATGTCGGGCTTTGAAGCTCTCTCGTCTGTTCCTATAAGCTTCAGATTCCCCTTCTTTCTTGGGGCTTCCTGACACTCCTTGTTGCCCAAAGCGGATGGTTTTAACCTTATCGCCTTCTTTGGCTACAACAACGTGGCTTTTGGTTGGATGGCTAGGCGTTGCTTTAGGCTTGTTAAAGCCGCTAACGCCAGCTCTGGCTAGTCTGCTATCCTTCATACTTTTTTAGCCTTGTTCTTGGCTGTTCTCTGGCCTCTCATGGGCATCTTTGCCTCACTCATGGCAATGGCTACAGCTTGCTTGGGAGATGTCACTACTTTGCCACCCTTGCCTGAGTGCAAAGTACCAGTTTTGTACTCATGCATCACCTTGCCAATCTTGGCTGTTTGTTTCTTTGTCTGTTTCATATATGTCCTTAAGCAATTAGTCCGGGTTTATACACAGTTTTACCATTCTCTTTTACAGCAGTGAGGCATTGACACTTCAAGTTGTTAGGGTCATATGACACATGCACCCAACCTGAGTCAGGAATGCCGGGTGTATAAAATTCAAGGATGAGCTGAGTGAACTTGTAGTTGGCTTTGATGTATTCAGCCAGCTCAGCATTAGGCACTCCGGGAATCTCAATGTCTGCTGCCATGCCCTTGCAATGGTCTGAGGTCTTTGAGCCTCCCACTGCTGCATTACTCTCAGGGCTACGATAGGCACTATTCACCTTAACGCCCTTCTTGTAGTGGTCACGCACAGGTTGAAGGATGTTGTCACACAAAAGCTTCAGGTGAGCTTCTGCTTCCTTGGCAGGGGTGTTATCAAAGCCCATACGCAAAGCTGTCTCACTCTTGGACAGTTCATGTAGGGAAAAGTTAGCGGATAGCTGAGTCATTTAGTTTGTCCTTAATTGTGTTATATTGTTCAATGCAAGTGTTGAGCTTACGAATTGCTGTGTCTCCTTCTGCTGTTAAGGCGATAAGAGAATCAGCAACCTTTCTGTCAAGTTCGGCTCGTGCTTCTCCTGTGTCACTTCCACTGGCAGGGGAGGCATCTGTGGAGGCTTGTATACCACAGTTGGGGGCTTCGGTAGGAATGAACAGCTTGCGCTCACCAGAGGCAACAGCAGTACGAAGATCAGATATTTTCTTTTGAGCATTACTTTCATTCTTCCTTAAGGTTGTTGCATAAGTTGTTGCTACAACAGCCATTTGTGTTTCTACTTGTCTTGCTTGTTCATTAGCTTCTGCCACTTCTACAGCAACAGCTAAACCCTTGTCATATGTGCCTTTCCAATAAGCACCACCTAATGCAACAAGGATAAGAACACATGCTAATAATACTTTCATTCATGCATCTTTCCACGTGTATAAGCATTAGCAGCCATGAATGCTACAACAATAGTACCCATAGCAGCACAATATGTAGTTGCTAAACCATTCAATGCATTTACTTTTTCTAATGTTACTAAGGCTGAAGCAAGAAAACAAATGACAGCAGGAGGAAGTGCCAAAGCAAACCAAGACATAATACGTTGCTGGTCAGCAAGCTTGTCCATATTCTCAAGCATCATCATTCGTTCTGAACGATTCAATTCCTCATCAGTAACTACACCGTCTCCATCAGAATCAAACTGATTAAATTGGGAATTCTTTTCAAGAGTCTTTGTCATGTTTTTCCTTTATCTTTTCAATATCATGTTTAAGTCTGTCAAGCTCATTGATGTGGTGCTTTATTTCAATTTGTGTTTCATACAACTTAGAATAAAGAAGTCCTGTAAGAGGAAGCAATATTGCCACCAAGACACAAGCTGCTAACCACCCTAAATATTTGAAGCCCAAATCTCTTTCTACTTGCTGAGGTACAGGAACCACAGGTGGAGGTATCCAGCTACTATTCCCACTCCCACTGTTATTGCTATTAGTATTTCTACCTCTTGCTCCGCTTGCCTTTGTTGCCATTTGATATATCTTTCTTTAGCTTCTTGGGATAGTCTTGCCTCCTCTTGTTCAACACGAATAACATCTCGCATCTCAAACACTTTAGAATATAAAGCTCCCATCTCAGGAGGGGCTTGATATACCATTGTCTCTCTTATGGTTACCTCTAGAGCAGCCATCTGGTCTAAGGCCATCACCCTGTTTAGAGCAGCCTCCATGACATTCTGCTGTGGGTCATAGACATTCCTACTCTGTGCTTCTTCTCTTCTTATCTTCTCTGCAAGCTCTTCTTGTAGTCTAAAGAATTCTGTCAGATGTTTCACAACATCAGCCATCACCTGTGTTTCTTGTACATGCTCCTTCTTAGTTTTCTTCTTAACTTTGGCTTGTACAACAGGCTTTGGTTTGCCCTTAAAGAGGGCTAAGAGAGGGGCAAGAAAGCCCCCAACTTCGGTGACAATGGCTGCTGCTTCGTCATAGGTTTCCTTGGCTTCAACAAAGGATTCCTTGACAGTCTTGTATAGCTCACATCCTTCCTTGATGGCAGCAACACAAGCATTGGCAGCGAGGAGAATGCTGAGTGGAATATGTTAAACTCCAATAAGTTTCTTAACAAACTCTGCTGCTGTACCCGGGCCTAAAAGAACACATAGCATGACACCATACAGCAAATATTCAATCTTAGTCATGCGAGCACTACCTTCATAAAGACTTCGTTCAATGGCAGCATACCTCTCTGCACACACTTGCTCGTGGCTATTGAGCCTTGCTTCTGTTTTGGTAATAAGTTCTTCACTCATTTACAGGCCATCCTTGTGCAGAAACAACCCCAATCAAAGCAGGAACATCAGAACAAGCATTGATGGCAGTCTCAAGCCGATTAGCTTCAGCAACCACAGCCGCCCTGTAAGTGACGGTATCCGCAGGAATAGCAACATCACGTTCTGCCTTGCGAATCACCATCCAGTCAGTTTGAGCCAGCAATTTGCCAGCCGTGTCCTTGACCTGTGCAATCCAGTTATGTTTCAGGCCACGCTGAATATATGGTTCACCTTCTTCTGGTGTGACTGTGATGTCGTTCAATTGCTTTGGATTGTCTACGCCCCACCAGAAGCGGTCATCGTACTGAGTTGTTTGATCTTCCACTTCTGTGATGCCGACAGCATTCTTTTCTTCAATGGAAGTCAGGCGCAACCAGTTGGCTGGATAGCTTGTGCCATCAATAGTGAATGGTGTATCGAGTGGAAGTGGATTGCCGTTGAGTAAAAACATGAGTTACCTCGCAAGAGAAAGTTTGAATGGGTTTTCGGCTACCGCCATGAATATGTATGTGCCACCAGAGGCATTACCACCTCCATTTGTTCCACGCAATTTGAATCCATTAGAAAGAATATCAATTGGTCGTGTTCCTGTTGTACTAAATTCAGCACCAGACAAATTGGCATTTAATTCTAAATTTGATTCGTTGTATGTATTTCTGGATGTGTCATACATAGCCCAATCAGAAACAGCATCAGTACGCTTAAACATCACAAATCGGGGTTTAAATCCGCAAAACACAAAAGTCCCATCAGCAGAGCCATTGCCTGTGTATGAGCCAAACTTGGAATAGCCAGCTACTTCTGCAAAGCAGTAGGCGACCATTGAATTTGTAGAACCATTTGTTGCCGTGGCGCTTTCAACACTAAAAACAGATGATGTTGGGCTTGTGTTATTAAAATAAGTGCTTGAAGTTGTTGATGCGTTTGTTGCATTCAAAAACACAGCCGCAGTATTTCCAATCGAAGCGTGATAGACAGGCCAAGATGCCGCAGTAGTCCTGTTTTTGATAATCACCATCTTTGGCGCAACACCAAGTCCATGCCCGACAGTAGCCGCCGCACCACTTCCCGTCCAAGTCACCACACTAAAGCCTTGCGTAGCACCAGCACTTACCGTTGATGTGATTGAGCCAGATGTGTTGGATACAGCAGTGCCGCCAGCTTTCCAAGACCAGCCAACATAGGTCACACCACTTGCATTTACATGCTGTGCGCCACTAGAGCCTGTTGCTACAGTAAAGCCGTTAGCATCAAAAGAATTGATGTGACCATAGACAGAGTTTGCACCATTCTCTGCTTCAGTCAGAGATGAGTACAGTTTCTTTGATGCACCAGTACCACGCACCGTGTCTTGCAATGAGTGCTGATAGCCAACACTTCTGTCTTTAGTCCAAACCAAGTCAGGACTAAATGCCAAGTTGCTTACAACTGCTCTTGGTGTTGACGCATCACCAGTCCACAAAGATGCGTTCATGTAATTAGCACCATTGCTAATAGTAGGCGTTGGCAAGTTCTGCGTGTTCAGTGCAAGGAAGCCTGTGGGTGGTGTGTAGCTGAATGGGCGTTGACCGAAGTTGGCATTGAAAGTAGTCGAGCCGTATGGCGACAGGACGTTAAACGCAATGTCGAATACAGCCGCATTGTTCGGGATGCTGATTGCGCCCTGCGACACATTGTTTTTGTACCAAGTCACCGTTCCAGCGTCACGGTCTACAGCGCAAGCAATGATGTCGCCAGTAGTCCATGTTGAACCATAAGCAGTTGTTGTTCCACCAACATTTTTGTTTCCATTGCTGTAATACTGAATATCAGTTGAGCCAGTTGAACTGCTACGCACACCCAATGCTATGGTGGTTGTAATGGTGGAATAAACAACCTCCCAATACCATTTTCCTGTCTGAGGAATTTGCATAGAGCAGGTATAAACCGTTGCGCCATACGTTGTGCCAGATGCGGTCAGATTGCCGTTTGTAATGCTAGTTGAGACAGCAGAGGTATCCGCATCTAGCCTATTCAATACGCAGTAATTACCCCGACCATTACCACCATCAGCATACGGTGTTGGCACATCAATCATTGAGTCATAGGTCACACCAGCAGTCACGCTGATGTTGTTGGGTGTCCAGTTGTTGCCGTTGCCTGAGTAGTCCTTACCAATGGTTGTGGCAGTAGCGGCAGAGTTGTCGCTGAAGTTTAGGTAAAAGCCGTTTGTGCCGTATGTACCTGTGTATTTGATAGGTTGCCATACACCAGTAATAGCGTTTGTTTGACCAAACGACGATGGTGTAAGAGCTTGACCGTCGATGAAGTTGATCTCAGTGAGGTAGCCGTCGAAGTAATAGGAAAGGGTTCCGCCGTCATTTTCCACACCGACATAGCTGGTAAACGACGAAGTGTTAATGTCGAAGTTTTGGTTCTGGCTTGGGTAACTCGCCGTAGCAAACGTCGTAATTTGAGAGCCGTTGACAAACAGCCGAACTCGGTTGCTGGACGTGGCCTGTGTTGTGTCAACCGACATAACAACGTGGTAATACGCAGAAGGGTCACGATAAACCGCCGAGCTGTACATGGCGATTGTAGTGCCGCCAGTAGCGCTGACGCACAGTTGATCGTCAAAGAACCGAAGCACTAGGCCGTTGTTTGGGCTTGCGGTGTTTCCTGAAGAAAATAAAGCGCGACGGTTGCTGATGCCAGTACCTAGTGCTCCTCGTTTTACCCACCCAGACCAAGTAAAGATTTGTCTGCTGCCAGTGCTGGCAGGTGTCCTATTCAAATAAGCAGACGCACTAGAACGCAGACGCACACTACGGCTGATCTTGTAGCCCTGTTGACCAGATGCCCCCATCAAAGCATTGTCGTGAAATGCGCTCATGAGTAGTTGGCTGTCATCACAGCATGAATTGATGTTGTTGAACGAACAATGTAGTCAATCCTGTCAACGGCATTTGCTGTCGTTGTCAGCGTTGGCGCAGTGCCAGCCGCAAAGTCCCAATAACTTCCATAAGCCAATGTCCTGCTACCAGTGCCATCTTGCACAATGAAGATTGAACCACTTTGACCAGCAACCAAACCAGTTGGGTTTGCCAATGTGCGGTTTCCACCCAATGTCACAGTGAAGTTGCAACTGTCAGAAAAGGCTGGTGTGATGGTTGCGCCATCTGTCAATGTAGTGATGGTGGGTGCAAGAACCCCATCAATGGTGTCACTTGCAGTGGTTTCACCAAGAGACGTGACATCACTCCCGGTGTAAATTGATTTGACAATTCGTGCGCCCATGTTGTTCCTTAAGATGTTAAAGCAATGTTCTTAGCAGTACCTGTATAATTTGTGAAAGGCAAGAGTGTATTGCTAATCAATGGAATAGTATCAGATGTTCCATTAGTTTTATAGAAAGGGAAAACAAAAGATGCTGTGGTCACTGTAGCCCAAGAAGCTGTTGTCCCATCAGTCTTTAAATATTTATTAGCATTCCCTGTCTGACTAGGCAAGGCATCCACTGCTGCCCATGATGTGTTTGTACCATTGGTAGTTAGAAACTTACCACTATTCCCTGTCTGAGAAGGGGTATATGAAGCAGCAAGGGTAGCAGAGGCTGCTGCATTTGTAGCACTGGTTGCTGCATTACTTGCTGATGTAGAGGCTTCAGAAGCTTTAGTGGTAGCTGTAGAGGCTGCTGTGCTTGCCGTAGAAGCACTAGAAGCAGCATTGGTTGCACTGGTAGATGCTGCACTGGCAGAGGAAGCAGCATTAGTGGCAGAAGTAGCAGCTTCTGAAGCTTTAGTGGTGGCTATTCCTGCCTGTGTTGTAGCTGTGCTTGCAGAGGTAGAAGCACTAGACGCAGAACTAGCAGCATTAGTTGCACTAGTAGCAGCAGCAGAAGCAGAAGAAGCAGCACTAGTTGCTGATGTAGAAGCTGCTGAAGCAGACCCAGAAGCACTGGTTGCACTAGAGGCAGCATTTGTAGCAGATGTACTTGCAGATGAAGCAGAACTAGCAGCGTTTGTAGCTGAAGTGCTTGCATTGCTTGCTTGAGTTGTAGCTGTGCTTGCTGAACCAGCAGCATTGGTTGCTGATGTTGAGGCAGCACTTGCACTAGAAGCAGCATTGGTAGCAGAAGTTGCTGCATTACTAGCTTGTGTACTTGCTGTACTGGCTGATGTGCTAGCAGCAGAAGCTGAACTAGCAGCAGCCGTAGCACTTGTATCTGCATCAGATGCACTAGAAGCTGCATTCGTAGCTTGTGTGCTGGCTGAGCTTGCTGAGCTTGAGGCACTAGAAGCACTAGAAGCTGCATTGGTGGCTGATGTACTGGCAGCAGAAGCTGAACTAGCAGCACTTGTGGCTGATGTAGAAGCAGAAGAAGCAGAGGAGGCTGCATTCGTTTCTGCTGTCTCAGCAGCCGTTTCAGAGGCCAAAGCTGCCGCTGCTGAAGCTGCTGCTGCATTAGCTAGAGCTGTCGTTGCATTAATTGTTGAGTCGCTAGAGGATTCTCCTGTGCCTCCAACACCACGAAATATTCCCATGTACTCTCCTTGTTATTTAAAGAGCCTTGTTAAGCCCCTTAAAAAACAAGGAAGCCCCTTGTGAGGACTCCCTTGTGGGTTATCAGGCTGCGACAGCCATCACAACACCAGCATCTGCACGAAGCACTTTAGTGCCATACAGCATGTCAGAAGTAAACAGAGTAGCCAAGTACTCTTGTTTATACTGCTGCTGTGAACGCACAGACATTTGTTCAAGGTGAACAGCCCAATCTTTGTGCAACAGAGCAGCCGCCTTCACACCTGTTTCCAAGGTGGGACAGTTGCTAGACACAACAACAGGGATACCATACAGGTTACCCACTTCACCATTGCGGATGGTGTTAGCATTGCCAACTTCACCAACAAAGCCTTGCTCAGTATAACGAGCAATACCCATCAAAGTGTTGCGAGCAGAAGGAGGAATAACCAGCACACGACCGTCCATTGGGTGATCAGCATCATCCAAATACTGGATGGCACGACGGAAACCAATGTCAGAGAATGCACCAATGTCGGTAGTACCATCAGCATCATAGGCTTCCAAAGCACCTGTAGAGGTGTTGAATTGGAATGAACGGCTATGGACATATGAAGAACCATCACCATTACCCAAGCTCTTAATCAAAGCCCACAGGTCATCATCAACTTGCTTTGCCATAGCATAGCCAGCGTCATCAGTGTAGTGCTTACGCAAAGAAGGAAGAGCTTGAACTTCAACGATGTCTTCAATGAAGTAGGACACTTCTTTGTGTTGATTCAAGTTCACAGTGATAGAACTTTGTGACAAGTTCTGCATGGTTACTGCGGTGTTCTCACCTTTGGTTTGAGCAGTCAAACCACGTGAGGGGTTAGGGATAATCAGAGCATCGCCCTTTTTACCCTTGAAGCTCATCTTACGCACAAACTGTGCAAGGACGAGGTTCTTCTTATAGGAAGCGATGATCTCATCACTCCACAAGTCGGGCAGGAAGTTGGAAGCTTCGGTCAGGCCTACTGCGCCTGTTTGTGTGGGGAACGTACTAGTTGCCATTTTAAATGTCTTTCATAAGGTTATTAACGAACCCTTCCTTCTGCATATGCTGCCATGATTTCTGGCTGCAAGGACATGTATCGGTCAGGGTCTTTACGCATGAGGTCTACAATGTCAGCACGACGATAAATCTTTTTGCTCTGTGCCTCGCCAGTTCCTTTAACAGAACCAGTTGATGCTTGTTTAAGTTGCTGTTTACGATCAGCCTTTTGCATTTCAACAGTGTTGCTCAACATCTGCTGACGTTCTTTCCATGTAGTCAAAAGATCGTCTGCTGCGTCAAAGTCATACCGCTGGTCTGCACGTGAAAGAAGCTCGCTTCGTACCTTGCTCTTGCCAACCCACTCCTTAAAACCATCGTCATTAATAATATCCGCATAGTCCGGGTGAGCTTCTTTAAGAGCTGTCAATGCTTGAGCTTTTGCAAGCTGTGCATTCAAAGCTTCTGCTTCTTTAATCTTAGGGTGGCGTGCAACAGCCTGTTCAACAGCCTTCTGAGGGTCAGAGAAGAAATCTACCTCTTCGTCCTGTGGGGCTTCTTTGGTAACGACTTGTGCTTTTACAAAATCATCCACGATACGTCGAAGTTCTCCAACTTCTTGTGAGTGTCGCCCCATCAGCTTCTCAGCCTCTTGGTGCATACGAATCAAATCAGTTGCACTTTTACCTTTGTATCGCTCTGGGATTTGTTCTTGAGGGCTTTCCTGTTGAGGTTCCTCTTGAACTTGCTCTACTTGAGAGATGTCCTCTTGTGTGTCTTGTACGCTGTCGTCAATAAATGTTGCCATATAGTCTCCGTGCTTAATAGCATTATGGAAGAAATTTAGAATGTTCCCTCTTATGAGGCATTCCGCTTCTGCTCTTTCGCCAGTTGTTCTCGGTGTTTCTTTTCCCACTTCATTGCAGCCCCGGGGAAATCACCAGTTATGCCTTCAAGCTTAACTCTAGGAGTGCTTATTTGACGAAAGGCAGTTTTGCCACAAACATTACAATCTACTGTTTCTGCTTCTACAGAAATAAATCGTTCTTGTTCATGACCATCAGGACATAGGAAATCAAACACTCTGATCATCTGTAAGCTCCGCATATGATGCTTCGATAGCATTACGATAACCAAGAAGAGTTTCTAAAACTTCCACTTGTCCTTTTCTAAACCAGAACATGTTAGCATCTGAGGTGTTACGAATGTCAGAAAGATTGTCTAAGCTACGCTTAAGGTCATCCTGATATACGCTCCAGCCTTTATGTACAAACAAGTCTAGAAGAGATTCATAATATTCTTGTAACTCTTTATCCATGAGCATTTCTCCTGTAATGGATGCTGATGTGTTTATTATACCACAAAAGTTTTACTTTGTCAAGCTTATTGCTGCATCTGTTTGGAAACAATTGCTTCCTTGCTTGCAATTTCTCGTTCTTTCAAGACCAGCTCAGCAAGCTTAGCCCTGCGTTCAAACTCTTTATCATCTTGGTTGCCCACTTGTAGGTTGGAAGAGATGGCACGGATGCGATCATTCTCCAGCCTGACAGGAACAGCCTGTGTTTCTGCTTGCAGCTTGGCTGCTCGGCTCTGGCTTTCAGCAGCTTGTGCCTGATAGAGGGCTGTCTGAGCCTGTGCTGCTGCCATTTGCATCTCAAGCTGAGCTTGCTGCACCTGTTGTGCCTGTGGGTTGGGTTGATTAATCTCACGAAGCTTGGTAATCATGCCTTCTCGGTTGGACAAGCTCATGTTCTCAATGACAGCTTCCACCAACATGGGGTACATTGGGCTGTCTTGTCCCAAGGTTTGCAGAAGCTGCACCAATTGTGTCACTTCATACTCACGTGCAATGACACCAAGGCTGCTGGAAGCTACAAACTTATAGTCTTGTGCAGGGAAATTGTCTGGGTCATACTGCATATAACGCCAAGCAACCTTGCTAACCAGCGGAATAAGGAAAGAGTCTTGGAAGTTAATCAATGTACGCTTGTGACGCTTGATAATGGCTCCCAGAGACATGCTAACAGCCCCTGCTGCTGCCTCTCCATTGATACTTCCGGGGATTCCTGCTGCATCAATAGCTCCTGTAGCCATCTGAACCATGCGCTGGAGGCTTTCTGCCTGTGTAAAGCTCACTTGGTCAAGGTTGCCAAACTTAAATGGCATCATAATCTCAGCAGGATTGCCATTCGTGATGATGGTTTTGCCGGGACGAATCTCAAACTTAGAGCCACGAGGCATACGTGTACCATCCATAGCCATCATTGGGTGGACAGTGAGAGCCAAAGCGTCAATGCGAGCACGAAGCTCTGCATCCAAAGCCTTCTGGCTGTTATATCCCTTCTCACAAATGCCACGACCCCAGAAGCGTCCGGGAACCACATCCCAAGGGAAGGCAATCAGAGGCCTATCTTGCATCATGTAGGGGTTTTCTTCCACCTTCAAGAGCTGACCGCCATTAGCCACAACAACAATGGCTTCTACATATTCGCTTTCTTCGTCCAGCTCGTGTTCTTTTGTGCCTTCCTTCTTGCTGCTCTCTTCTTTTGGAGGAGGCAAGTCCATTGCTTCATTGAATTCCTTACGAGGAACAAAGCCATAATACTTGGTAAGACGAACCTTATCATCTTGGTAAATCACCAAGTCTTGGTCAGGCTCAAGGTCTTGATCAGGAGCTGAGGCTGTTAGGTCAACATCACGATAGATGCCCTTCTCAATGAGCATCTCTACTTGATGTTTAGGTACAAACTCATCAATAGCCACACCCAAGGCTTCTTCGATAGAGGAAGCTACAGGGTCAATCAAGAAGTTCTGTGGCAGAATCGGACGAATCTTCACCACTGTACGAGGCTTCACTGTCACGCCAACGGCTTGCATGGCTCCATCAAGGATGGGTTGTGTAGTTGGTGTGAAGTCTTGCACCTCATCAAGGACAAGCTCAGCCATGCCTGTACCAAACACGGCAGCGTTTAACAAACATTCAGCAACGGCCTTGCGTGTCTTGGTATATTTAAACTCTTCATCCAGAGCATTACGCAAGAAGGCGATGTCTTCTCGTTCACCATCACGCATGTCATCATGGATGTCAAACCATTTTCCACGACCAAAGGTGGCTTCTTCAACCTCAGCAACACTGCTCTCTACAGCTTGTTGCAAAGCAGGACTGATAAGCTTGCTTCGCTCGCTCTCACGTGTCCGATCAGCAGCATCCCACTGACCACGCCACAAGCGATAGTATTCATCAAACTTCTCTTGGTGATTGCTTGTATAATGGTCACGCCATTTATCAGCTTTCTCAATCACCCAACCAGCAAGGCTGCTGCTCTTATAGGTTTCTTCAGAATCAAATTTCATTATTCAGCCTCAAGTTCGTTATCAAAATTACCAACAAGGTCAGCCAGCTCTATAGCTTTTTGCTTTATATCATCAATAGGGCCACCAAGTTCTTGACTATCACAAGTACGAATAGGAGAACAAGTAATGTCATACAAGGTGCAATATGCTACTGGTTTACTTTCAATATCAGCCCACTTAGGTGACAAAGGAAGAGCAGAAGCTTTTAATTTCTTAGCTGGCCCTTCTTCAATACATTTAGTTATTAAAGAAGTATTTAAGTAATGTTCACAATTGGCGCATAGGCGACCACGTGCATCCCCTTCTGTCACTCCCCACTTCTTAGCCTTTGCTTTCCAAAAAGCATCATTAGGTTGTCGGGGGTCAGCAGGGCCAAGACCATGTTCTTTAATTGTCTTGAGATGGTTACGAACATTAAGTTCATTACTTCTTAAAGGAAGGGGACATATATCCATTAGTATCCGCTTAAAGCGTCCATTGGTTCAAATTCTTCTTCTTCAAAGTCTGTCACATAGCTTTGCTTACTGAGCTGTTCTATGTAACTCAGAGCATCAATCAAGTCATCATGCACAAGAGTATTTGGAAATTGGAAGAGTTGGTCAAGAAACTGTATGTTCCACTCTCCCTTGTTAAGGACAATTTGACCGTGTTCAAAACGCCCTTGTAATGCCCATACAATTCGATCTGTTTTCTTTTTGTTTCCATGACTTAGCTCTTCCACTCTAAAGAACGTCTGTGTTCTTCTCATTATATCTGACAAATAAGGCATCACAGCTTGCTTGGCAATGCCCTTCTCAATTCCAATTGACACAGGCTCATACTTCTTAACAGCAGCAAATATCTTCTTTGCTGTGTCTTCCACTGTCCAACGTCCAAAGACAATATCCTTAACATACCAGCCCTTGTCATTGGTCTTCACAATGGCTATGGCACTGTCATCCAGCTTCTTGCTCTTGCTTCCCTTGCTCTCATCTGCAAAGCCAGCCAAGTCAATGGCAATGAAGTAGTCACCATCAGGCTCCTCTTCATCAAACTGTACCCATTCTTCTTTGAACAATTCTCCACCCTGTGCCTCAAACGAAGCCATGAACTCTTGCCTAAAGGCAAAGCTGCTCATGTTCTTCTTAGCACTCTCAATCTCTTCTGGGTCAATGAGAGGGTTGTCATAGCTGGTGAAATGCCAGCTCTTGAATGTCTCATCTTTCTCAGACAAGCCATACTGGTACAGCTCATAGAAATGGTTTCTGCCCATTGGTGTTCCAATGAACAAGGCGTGTCCCTTCTGGTCAGCCAAGGCAGGACGTAAAATCTGTTCCCACACCTCTGGCTTCATGTCTGCATATTCGTCCATCACCAGAAACTTCAAGGATACTCCTCGCATAGTTTCTGGTCTGTCAGCACCCTTTAAACTAATGGTGGCTCCGTTAACAAGCTTCACCTGTAAGTTGTTAACATGACTTCCTGAGATGACAGCATGCCCCACCTCAAGCAGGGTTTGCCACATAATGTCCCTTGCCTGTCCCTGTGTAGGGGCAACATAGAACACATGTCCCTTCTCTGCTTGCAAGGCATTGAACAACAACAAATAGGCAGCCAAGCGGCTCTTACCTGTCCTTCGTCCAGCAGCCACCACCTTGAAACGACTCTTGTCATTCCACACAGTTTGCTGCCACGGCAACAGCTTAATATCTAAACTAGTCAAACAAACTCCCTAAAGCACTCTTTGTTCTTGCTAAGGGGTTTTCCCACCAAGAAGGCTCTGGAGGAGCAGGAGCAGGAGGAACAGGAGGCTGATAACCACTCACCTGTAAGGCATACTGTGCTCTCTCATCATACTTTGGGTTACGCTCTGGGTTGGGTTTAAACCATCCCTTAGCCAACACATCAGCAACAACAGCAGGGTCTTGTTCTGTTTCTAACACATCCCGCAGTTTGGCAGCATTCCCTGCTCCAATGATGTTCTGGCTCTTCCCATAAACGGTGTCATGGAAAAACTTGAGCTGAGCATCAGCACTGTCTTTTATTTTATTCTGCTTCTTCCACTTTTCATAATGTGGTTTTAAGAAGTCAAGCTGTAACAGCCCATAGCCCGGGCCTCCCTCTTGCTTCATCTTGTAATTAAACGTGTCCCCTGTTTCAACAGAGATGTTTCCAAGCATACCAGCAATGGCAGCATCACTATAACCAAGCTTCTTTAGTTTCTGTTCAACAACATCTTTAGACATCAATAACCTCTTCGTCTCCACCTGAGATGATGGTTTGCTCCCCACCAACACCAGTGATAGTGATAGACACAGCAGCCCTGCCACCACCATTCTTGTCTTTCTCGAAATGACTGAGAGGCAACAACCTATCCATGATGAGCTTCCATGCTGCTGCTTGGTTCTTGTGGTTATCGTCCAAAGCTGCCCCATAGATGGCCTCAATAACTTTCTCGCTCTTAGGACTGTTTAACATCCTAGCACGATATTCATTAATTATGGCCTGCTCCCCTTTTGGTCTTCCAACAGCATTACGCTTGCCGGGAGTCTTGGCAACAATATCTGTCTTCTTAGGACGGCCTCTTTTTCTAACAGGAACATCTATGTTCATAAGTCCTTCTGTGCGGCTTCTATGCCCTTCTGTACGGCTTCTGAGTCAATCTGTGCAGCTTATAAGTAACTATGTAGTTACTTATAAGCCTAAGCTTATTAAGTTAATAATTATCTAAGCTTCCTTAATTGCTTATATGTATTTATTATAACACACATTGTTCAACTTGTCAAGTACTTTCTAGGACTTTAATGCACTTTAGACTACACACTCTAATCTTCATCTGTCCCCCATTTCTTCTTGTTTCACATTATGGAAATCTTTCCTTATAAATCAACAACTTACGAGCTGTTTCATTATGTGGAATAATGGCCTATTTTAGCCCTTTTTTGTATGCTATAGGGTTCCGCACATATTGGCCCAAGTTGTCCCCTCCCCCGGTAGTACTTTTGTGTTACAAATCAGTCACTTAGGTGGGGACTATTAGAACTTTAGAGGTATGAGTACTAATGTGGCAGATCGGAAGAGCACACGTCTGAACTCCAGTCACTTAGGCATCTCGTATGCCGTCTTCTGCTTGAAAAACAAAAAATCAATGCACTAGCACCACCAGCACACATGATGAAGGACCAACAGAGCATTCGACCAATCGACTACATACGTCAACAATCGCGACCTACTAACCTCGCTGATCCAAAACAACACAAACTCTACAACCGCGATTAAGCTACAGTAATGCTCACACACAAAAACAAGAGAAACA